CTCTAATTCATCCACATTGTAAAATGGGACTGTTGTGCTATCACCCATCGCGTATAAGTTGTTTTGATAAACATGCAGCCCGACGCATCGCGGGAATTGTTGAATTTCCCAAGCGTCTACAGCGTTAAACGCAGTGCCATCATTCAGGGCTGAATGGAATATGAAGCGGGTGTTGTATTGGGCGAAGACAAAATAAGAGTCAATTGAAACCATAGTTGTTGCAGGCGCTAAAAAGTTAGCCTCTGCGCTAATATCTGTGAGAGTTGCGCCATCGTATATATATGCGTTGCCTGTCGTCTCGATGGTTTCGAGTGGGCACACAATGCACATTTGCGCTTTCATTGAATCCATAATGACATCACCATCACCAAGAATGGTTCCAACATCAACCGCCGTTAATGTATCGGTATTGTCTGGGTTTATTTCACGATCAATTCGGTATAGCTTCTGACCACAAACAACGTACAAAATACCATTCCAAACATGCCCGCCCCTGCCAATTCCATCAAGGTTAGAAATTAAAGATGAAATACCCGGAGTAGCAAACAGGCTAGATTTACTTAATGCTTGATTGGTTTGATCTTGCGGATACCAATTTACACAACGCTGAGAAGATAGCGGCACGGAACGAGACTTATAAAAACCGTTCGTGAATGGCAGCTCAATAGGTAGGGGACGTCTTGCCATATTATTGCACCGCTATATAGCCGCCAGATTCATTCAGGATTAAATCATCATCAGGATGATAGAAAGGATCTACACAAGTATCTCGCTCAACAGCAAGTCCAACAGGCAAACCGGCGGGATATCTGTTCGAATAATCGAAGTCGATATTGCGCAACATCAAATTGTAAGCAAGTCGCTCTTCGTTCTTCAGGTAGTCAACGCCATCAAGCGCGGCGTATTGCCCTGCCATTCTTGCAGCTAGCGCTTTTACAGCCCACTCATCAGCGTATGATGGAATAGTAACTGTTTCTGATACTGAAGCAAGAACAGTAAAACCTAAACCAAGATAGGCGTGCTGCCTAAATAGGCGATTGGTATATCGTAATCCTGTTGCGTACTGGTCAGCGGTTATAGGCTGTTCAGCAGCAATTTGGCCAATCTCTTGCAGTGCATCACGTATAAGCTCTTCCGCTTTCATTTAACACCGCCTTTGCTTTTTCTTTTTTTACGTTAGCTAGCTCTGACAAATTCTTAACAAATCCAACCTTTGACAAAATTTCGAAGCCGTCACAATTACACACTACTTTTACTGGATTTTCTTTTGTTCCAGACCAGACTGGAAACCAATGCGCCTTATCCATATCAACCTCAATTTAAAAGGGGGATTTCTCCCCCTTCTATTAGTTAAACACCGTAACCACGGCCAGCCATGTGAGGGTTAATCACACCGAAAGCTGCCAACAAGTCAAACCGCACTTTGTTAGTGTTTGCATCACCGTTTGAATACTTACTAACGCGGATGGAGAACCCATCTTTTGTAGTAATATAGGAGTCAGTTGAATGCAGTTTTGGCAATTTAACAGTAGCCATAGTGAACGCATCTTTGTGGAAGAACAGGTTTGGCTTGTAAACCGTACCAGCAGTACCAAGAAGAGTGATTACGTCCCCCGCAGTGATTGAACTGTCAATGTTGTTGTACTTGCCGCCAGATTCATAGATTGCATTGCCTGAAATAACCAAGCTAGCAACACCAGAGCCAACAGTTGCAACATCAGCCTGAACAATACCAGTGAACTTAACCGACGCGCCAGCAGCATCCATAAGAAGCTGACCGGTGTGAGGATTAATGCGGTTTCTGCCTGTAATCTGCACAACATCGCCAGCTTTGAATGCGGCGGCAGTATCAGCAGTAAATGCAGTAACAGCAATAGTCTGAGTAGTTGAGTCTTTGTTTAGCGCCCAAGTTTGCGAAACCGTACCAGTAACAGTACCGGCGCGATCTGCTGCTGCACCAGAAGTAAAGCTTTTGAGGCAGTTAGAAGAAAGTGCAGTAAGACCGCCAAAGTTTTTTGACACAAGCGAATTACGCCATGCATCGTTAACTAAAGAGCCATCACCGTTTGACAAACCTTTCTGAGCATCAGCTAATGCTTGCTGTGTGCCCGGAGTCATGACGTAATAGCAATCTTCAGCCGGTGCGCCAATATCAGTCAGCAATGTGTTAGCTGCCGCAACATCAGACCATTTTGTTACTGCTGTGCCGGGTGATCCAACCAACAAACCACCGCCAAGCAACATACGGTTAGCAACATCAAGCTCTAACTCGGTAACAATACGAGTAGCGCATGGCTTCATGATCTCATCCATCGAGTCCATTTTCAGCGCTTCGTCTACTACGTTCCAATCAAGGAATGTAGTGAACATATTCATTACTGTTACTGGAACTTGACCCGATACGATGTCATCAGTTTGTCCGGTAATATCACCGCCAGAGGTACGAACAATCTTACTTTCGTAAGGCTTGCGCACATAAATTGTACTACCAGTGAAAGGTGTAAATTTATTATCCGCAATCGTTGAATTAATTGCTTTAGTTAAAACACGCTGAGACTGGAATGCCTTACCAAAAGAGGAGGCAATACGTTTTTCTACGTTACTATCAAAATTGTTAGCCATGCTAATAGCTCCTATTAATCTACGCTAAAACCGTGCTTATCCTGAACTGTCTTGCCGCTTCCGCGAGCACCTGACACTTTAGTAGTTGGTTTTGGCGCTGAGGGTTTTTTGGAATATTTGTTAAGAGCCTTCTCTTTTAGATCAGTCCGCAAGAATACACGTGCATCAACAGGATCACTACGCAACTTATAGAATAGCTCGGCGGCCATCTCTTCGTCGGTAGCTAGCAAGGACAAGATTTCGGCGGCATTTGGGTTGCCTAGCAATTCGCTACGCAAATGATCCATCATGCCGGTTTGAGACAGGAATACAGCACCAGCCTCAACCATTTTCTCATCTATCCCTTTAGATTTTGCATCTTCAAGGATCTTTGCTGATCGTTCGTTTATTTCTTGCTGTCTTACTAATTGTTCACGCTCTTGGTTTGCCTTATGCTGCTCTTGAATAAATCGTTCATTGACTTTGTGGTCTTCATACTCACGCTGCTGTCGCTCAAACTCGCGTGGGTTCTCGATAAGAAGATCCACGTCTGGTTGTGACGGCGCTTTCTTTGAAACAAACTCATTAACTTTTGATTCTAGTGCTGCTTTTTCGGCCTTGACTATTTCAAGCTCGCGCTGAGTAGTCATTGAAACTCGATGGTATTCACCTAGACGGCCTTTAATCGTGTCCTTTTGCTCATTAAGGTCACGCTCAAAATCGACATAGTTAGATACTTTCTGCTTCGGCTGTTCTGTTCCCCTCGGATCTTCGCCTTCGGATTCGCTTTCATCTTCACTTTCTGACTCTTCATCAATTTCTTGAGATTCGTCACCTGTTTCGATAAGCGTATCTTCGTCGTGGATCAGGTCGCTATTGTCTTGCATGTCTTAACCTCTCGGTCTCTGTGTTAAATATATCAAACACTTTGAGGAATGTCACCTCATCATATTTGACGGCTTAAATCTGTTAAATCCTGCGCCGTGCTGCTATAAGCCTGAGCAGCGTTATGGCTTACTATTGCATCGACGCCAATAGATTGATATATCTTGTTTAAAGTATCAGCCATGGTGTTCATCATTTCGACCATGGCTGCCTGATTCTGTATTGTGTTGTTTTGCTTTTCTTCTATCAGCCTTAAGCTTTGCAGCTCTTGCTCAAAGTCCATTTTCTGTTGTGCCTGCTCAGCTTTAATTATAGATAGCTGCGTCTCTGCTTGCACCTTCTCAACTTGAGCTTGCGCTTTGGTAGCCTCAGCCTGTGCTGCAACTTGCATTGGGTCAGGCTCTTTCGGTTGACTCATGGCCTGCTGCATTAATTGGCGCTCTTCGTCTGTCCACTCTTCATCTGTGATCTTTCCAGCCTGAAGCATTTGACGACGGGCACGCTTAGCTGCTTTATCCATACCGGGCGCGTCGAACGAGCCAAGTAAAATATCTTTGTTGTCAGATATAATCGAAGAGTCGTATTGAGCGATTTCAGTTAAAGCCTTTCCCGCTTTCTCTCGTTTATTTGTGTAGCTCTGACCGATGTCGCAGTAAACATCGTACTGCCCTGCCGATAGATCATTGATAACAATCTCTTGACCATCTTGCCCAAGCACAGTTTTGTTTAGATCGACGTTCTCATACTCGCCACCATCACCGATGATTCGCTTGGTCATGCGGGTGTCGTAAACTTTAGGCATGGCTCCAATACAGATCTTAGCAATGCGTAAAATGAACTGCTTGTAAGCGTTAAAGTAAGGAAGTGACCCAACATCGCCCTTATGCTGAAGCGCCTCAATAGACTCAAAAGCCATGCGGCCTTGATTAAACCCCTCTTGAACGCCAGACAGCCCCATCGTTTGACCAATACCATCAACCATGGTTTGGATGATAGAGTCCATAGCTGGCGATGCCATGCCGCCACCCATTTCAAATGGCTGTGGCAATGACTCAGAAGGCGTGTAAATTTGAATAGGATCGTTGTTCGTGTTGTATGTCTTTAGTTGTGACTGAGCTTTTGGATCTGCAAAGTGATCTTTTGCTGCCCATATCTTTTTCTTGGCATTAAGGACTTCATCACTTACTTTCTTGCTTATCGTGTAATTCAATACTCGCTGCTGATCCATCGTATAGATAATGTCGCCAGACCATACCGGCGTATTTTCTATTATGTCGAAGTTTGGCATGATGGGAGAGACTGGCAGCGTATCGAATACGGTTTCCTCTTCGCCATTTAACCACCCTTTATTATCGTACCAGCGAGACATAATTTTAGGAGCTTTACGCTCACGGAACTGAAGGCTAGAAACATCAATCCCGCCAGCTTTTAACTCGTCGTAATCTTCTTGGTTTATTGTCTCGCCAGAATCAGTGAAGTAAATCTTTTCTTTTACGTGCTTCTTATAAAACAACAGAGAGACAATCTCGCCCTCTCTTTTATTGTAGTAGTTGTTTACATCAGAATCAGTGGATAAACTTTCACACTTGCGATCAAGATCGAATGTGTCCTCGAACTCATCCTCCTCAATCATGTAGTCTACAGTGACAGCTTCAGCATCTTCGCCCGTAGGCATTTGCCAGTTACCAAAGAACCATACGCGATTTATTGCGTCAGGTATGTCACGAATAAATAACTCTTGATTGATCGAATAGTCATCAGCGTAATCTGTCTCAACCATCGCTGCGCCGAAGCCTGCAATCATTGCCCTGAGTAAATTGCGATCATAGATATAGTCTGCGCTTGATTGATACTCGATAGACTTCATCAAGCCGCACATTGTCTTGGCGGTATCTTTTTGGCCACTGTTTGATGGCTTTACATTAATCTCAATCTCTTGAGATGCAAGCTCGCCAAACTTCTTATTAAGTTTAGCGTTAACAATGTTAACTGAGTATTGTGGCTTCCCATCCCAATTATTAAGAACAGACTTCTCCCAAAATCCATCCGGATCGTGGTAGGCGAAAATGCAACTACGTGCAAGATCACGGCGATCTTTCTCGGCTGTCTGCGCTTGCTCTCTGCGCTTTAAAACTTTGTCGTGCTTGCTGTAGTCCATTTTGACCTCAGTAGAAGCTAGTGAAATTTAAATCAATGTCCGCCTTATCCTTTGCGTTAAATCCCTGCGCAAACTGCCTAAACGAGTCTGCCGCCTCTGAATGTATATCGTGCTTTGGGTGGTCGGTGAATCTTTCGTTAGTTGCGCTCCATGCTTTCTTGTAGTTAGCCAAGTGTACCAGCCCTTCCTTACATCCAACCTCATCAAACCAGCAAGTAGAAAATGCGTTTCTTGTTACCTGAATGCCGATGTTTATATCTTCGACAACCTTAACAATATCTATGTTTTTTAACCCTAGATTCTCTAGCATCTTCTTTGGGCTGATATTGTTATTTTGCCCTTGCCTTACATGATTACCGTCATGCGGTAAATAATGACTTCCCCATACCCAGCCTGTTTTTTGCATCTCTGCCACAAAATAGGCATAAGGTTCACCGGTTGCCTCAATAAACTTAATGAAGTTATCGCACTGGCCTACACGCTGGTGGAACCAAATTGCACAACCATCACTAGATCCAATATCCCAGAATGTATTTACGGGTGTTCCAGATCTATAAGGTACTGCTGTTATCCTACCCTGTTTTCTAGCGTTAGCAAGTTGAGCCGTATAATAGCAGCCTTCTGTGGATTGCTGAAATGCTTCGTTTGGAGTTGATGGGTACTCTTGCCACATCTTCTCTTCAGATCCGGAGTAATCGGCATCGCGAGTAGCTACCCACCATGCGCGCTGCTCTATATCTATTGCACACCCGCAATTAGCTTCTATCTTGTCAAAGTATTCATGCTCTTTTTCACTGATAGTTACATCGGCACTAATCCGGTACCTCTCCTCTGACCACCAAGGGAAGAAGTGGAATGCGTAATCCTTTGGGGTTGGATTGGTAAGCTCTTGGGCACGCTTAGACATTCGATAGAAGTCACCCTCTTGCCCCTCTGCTGTTGACTCTATGAATATTACCCCATTGGTTGGAACAGACGGGATTGACCCGGTGACCACTTCTTTTGCTCGATCTGGAAACTTAGCGCAGATCTTTCCAAACTCTGAAATATGCAAATACTGAAGCGTTCCAGACCGCATTGATGTACCGACACGTATAGAACTGTTGTTGTGGCTAAATAGCAACTCTGATGCGCTATCCCTGGATAACGGCATAGCCCTCTTTAGCTCATCGGGTAGATTGTCGTATGCATGCTTTACCTTATCCCTGAATATGGTTTTAGCTGCATCATCATTGTGAGCAACTATGCCTGCACGAATATCAGATCTGAATAATGCGCAATCTAAGAAGTAAATAGCGATTAAGGTAGTAAAGCCTAGCTGGCGCGCCTTGAGGATAATGTTCCTCTTGCGCATATTCTTTAGTAGTTTTAGCTGTGCAGAATTAGGTATGAAAGGAACTGATAAGGCATCTTCGCCGTTATCACCCTTAATCATTATCTTATAGAGAGAGCCAGAAGTAAGGCGCCACCACGGATCTGATAGCTTATCTTCTAGCTCTTTAGCTATAGCGTTCATTGTGGATCTAGTGTCTTGCCTGAGATCCTAGAAAGCAATGCAAGCAATGGGTTATCTTCTTGCACGCCTATATCCAAATCGGTTTGACGAAGGTCTGGAAGGTACTTAGCGACAAGCTTCATTTTCAAGTCTGCTGCTATTTTTAGGCGATCTATCTTGTCTTTCTCAAAATCTTGTGATAAGTCGCCTATTTTTTCCGATATTTCAAGAACTTGCTGGACAAGCCCCTTATTAGCTAATTGATCTCTTAAAGCCTCTTGCCTGATCTTTTTGTTTCGATCTGCGGCCGATAATCCACTACCTGACATAACTATAACCTCACTTAATGGTTTCCCATCACAAGGTTATAGGATAGCACAGTTATATGGTCAATCAAGCTATGGTGTGTTGAACGATATGACCAGCGCTGCCGTGGTTGCACCAGCTTGTACTTGGTATGTACCAGCCGCGTTAATGGTTAGCGCATTTGCTGTTGCGGTTAGCTCGCTATCAGGCGCTGCAATGAATGAGTTACCAACCTTAACGTATACAGATGCCACCTCAGCAGCAGTTAGCCCGCTTACAATGATAGAGTCGCCGCGCTTTAGGTCTACACCATTAACTGGCTCAGCTATTGAGTTTCCTAGAGCTTTGTTGATTACTAGCTTTTGCATGTTATTTACCTGGTTAGGTTGTAATAATTGTTATGCAGCTTAACACAAATAAAAAAGCCCGAGAATATCGGGCAAGCGGAGTTAGATTGCGTTTTCCGGCCAGTCATAGCCTCGGCATGGCTCAACAGGTCTTTGTGGCCATATCTTTTGGCTCACCGGCTCATCATCGAGCTGCTCTAGTAACTGTGCGTGCCATTGATTCCTAGGCTCGCTCATTGTTGCTTGTAGTGCCATGTAGGCGCGTTCTTCAAGTACGTTTTTCACAACATTCTACCCATTAAAATCATCGACATTACATTATCCAAAGGCTGCCGCTCTATAAGTTTCCAGCGCTCTGCCGACTTGTTGATATTGTCATCGATCCAGTTTTGAATCTTTTCTCTGTGGTGCGGATATACAGAGGTTAGCTCACTCCACACTGCATCAATGTTTAGGTCTTTTGAGTAGCTAGCAATGTTTGACATGATTTTCCTTCATATTTAATTTAGTTGAGGCGTGCCGGAATCTAACCGACTTCATAGCTTTATCGTTAATCCAAATGACATTGAGCTTGTTCTGACAGTGAACTACCGCCCCATAGTTGCCGCCCTTTCATGCGGCCTGCCAGCTCTTCGCCGGTCTTCGGCTATGGCCACACGGCCAATTATCGCCTAGTGCTCTGTTTGCCTTTCGGCTAATTCATTCGGCTGGAAACTCCTGTGGTTGCGATCCACTGAGAACTGTCGGGATTAAGCCGTGTCCACGTTGCTGGCGCCAGCAGAGCGCGACCTCCAAACAATGACCGACCAAATACTCAAAGTTTCCATGCGAATGGCCTCTCAGTTTACGCCAGAGAGGGATGGCGTGC